GCGCGACGTAAAAGAATGCCAGCCGCGCGACCGCAAGGTTGCTGCAATCCGCCGGATGGCGGCCGTGCGCAAAAAGTGCGCAAGCCCAAGCGGCAATCCACCAATGCCGCGGGCCGGAGAGAGGAGCGACGACGACCCACCGACCAGCGGATCGTCGACGCTCTCGGCGGCAGAGATAAGGTGTACCAGTACATCGACGCCTGCCCACTGGTTGAGCGCAGAGATGGCTCGAAGGTGAAGTGTAATGCGCGGAAGACTTTCGTGCAGGAGCTGAACCGGACCATCTGCCAACGCCATGGACAGAGGCCGAAGTGTGTGGTGTGCCAACGCCGCAAGGAGTGGACAGCTGACAAGCTGATGTGCTGGGAGCACCCTCCGGTTCGTCCGTTGAAGCGCTCCCCGATCAAGCTTGATCGGCACCCACAGGGGTTGATTTATGTCTTCAACGATACTGGAAGGCAGATCACCTCAATGGAGGGTCCTGCTGAGGGAGAGGTGCTCGACGGCCGTGACTGGACGTGGTATACAACCATGAACAGCACATTCGACGATCGCTGGGCTGCTAAGGAGTTGCTAAACTCCACGGCTGAGTTCTCGGTGTGCGTCGATGATGCTCAGGAGTTGTTGCCATGGCTGTTGAAATGGCTGCCGAGTGATCACCCGCTCTATACTGTGTCGGGTTTTTGCTCACCCGCGAACAGCGCGTCCAATCGCTGCAGCTCGCGGGTATCGAACTCCCGGCCCGTGAAGAGCGAGGCCGCCGGCTCCCGCCAGCAGATGAACAAGAAGGCGAAGCCCAAGCCCCCTCCGAAGCTGAAGGCCAGCGCGCCAGTACGCAGCTGGGCTCCGAGCACGAAAGTGCATCCGGGCCAGACCTTCGCTCAGGCCGCAAGCGGCGGTCGCGAAACCGGGCCAAAGGTGCCAGGCACCCCGACGGTGGGGGTGGCAATGACGCCGACGCCGGCCCCCAGGCCGGCGGAGGTACAAGTCTCGGCGAAGGTGAGCGCGAAGGGCCCTCAGCTGAGGACATCCGCGAACGCTGCCGCCGAGCCGCCAACTCGCGGGCTGAAGGCATCAAGCGGCCAAGCCGAGGCGACGCTGACGACGAAGCCCAAGCGAAAGCGCGGGCCGCGGAGGAAGCTGAACGCTTCAGGCGTCGGTGCGCAGAAGCCGCCGAGCGGAGGCGTCGAGGGGAAGGAGGCAACGCCGGGCCCGGATTTGGGCCCACAGAGGGAAGCCGGCAAGAAGAAGCGCCGCCGAGGCCGCAGGGCTGGTCGGGTGATCCAGGCCAAGCGGGCGCTAACTCAGCCGGAAGCGGTGCGTCGAGCCGCGGAGGAGCCTCTCGCAGGAGGCGGAAGCGCGCAAAAGCGCAGCGTCCAGCCGGTGGTGATGGCGGCAAGTACCCAGACGGTGCGGCCCCTAGCCCCAACGCGAGTGAGTGTGGCGACTCAGACCACACCGACCACCAGGAGCGCGGCTACGCAGACCACAACGACGGTCAGCGTGGCTACACAGACTGGGCCGGTCGGTTCTTCGACTGGGCAACGCCCAACGCGCCGCCGGGGAAGAAGCGCGAGAGAGGCTACGCCTCGCCCCCACTCGACCCGTTCTCGAGGGTGTTCGACTGGGTCCGGTTTGAGGAGCCGTCCGAGAAGGACGGACCCTCATCCGTGCCCCCCAGTGCCGATGCCTGCGACGACGGCTCTGAGTGTGAGGAAGGGAGCGTAGGTAACGAGGTCGCGCTGGTGTACCCGCCACTCGCCGGAGTCCGAGGAGCAGTACGCTCCCTCTTCTCCTTTTGCGGGCTCTCCTCGCTGTTCGCATGGTTAGGTTGCTGGGAGTACCAGCAAATACCGGTCCATGTGCGGCTCGCCTCCGAGCTGCGATCGTCTACGGCGTTCAGCAGTATATGGACGGCGCGAGGATTTGATGCCACGGCGCTGCAGTTCAGAGTGCGGCGCGCGGAAGCTATTGTGAAGCGCAACGAGTGGAAAGTAACACCGGGTGTGGTGGAAACGACGGTGGCCTTCGTGTCGGTCGAACAACCGAGCGAGGTTGACGCTGTCCGGTTCATGGGTGCTGCGCAAACCGTGGTCAGGCGTGACTACGCTGGCGTGGATTTTGGGCATGCGGCCCGTTCGACTGCGGTTGTACCGATCGTAGTAATTATAGGCCTAGTGTCTGTACCGCTACTGATCTACTTCCGCTCGAGCGGGCGCTGGTGCCTTGGTGCTCTGCAAGGACTCCTGCGGAGCGCGCGAGCGAGTTGGCTCGGGAGCAAGTACCATCAACGACTTGTCGTGCCTGCGCGGATCATGTTCCAGGACGCGCACGACGGCGTCCTCGACGTGGCCGCGCGCAAACTTGGCGGCATGATCGCCAATCGTGCGCGGTTCTACGAAGAGTTAGACGTGCCACTGTTGATGATACACGAGCAGGTACGCTAATTCGCTGGGCCGGATTGCGCGATGTGCGCAAACTGGCGCGTTGGGTGGATGAGAAGCCTGACGTGGATATGTTTATCGCGACGCGCGCTGCCGGTTGTTGTAGGCACTCACGGTGTTTGCTAGCATTACGGCAGCGAGCGAAAGCGTCAAGCATCCACGACAACCGCTTCCACAGCCCGCAGTATGCGTTCCATTGCTGCGTCGCCAACGAGTACCTGTCACTCCGCGACAGGCATCTTGTGCCGATGCTGCCCATGCATGCTGATGCGTACATGTTCATGTGCTTGATGGCCAAGAGGTGGGCCCATAAGCTTCGTTTTGCACAGCGCGCGCACCCTCTTGAATGGATATCGCTGCGCTGTTCGCGTGTGAAGCGCAAGTACCGCGACATTTGGCCTAGTGCCAGGCTTGACCGGACGCCTATCAAGATGTTCGTCAAGTTTGAGAAGACTGGAGCGGCGAAAATTGCGAAGCCACCGCGAGCCATCCAGGCGTACACGCCCACCTACAACTGCTTGCTGTCTGACTACCTGTTGCCCATTGAGGCACTGGTGATGATGCGGCATTCTGCAGTGAACGGTGGTTTGCGTTTGTTCGCCAAGGGGCGCAACGCAAAGCAGCGGGCTGCTGACATCTTGGCCATGGCTGTGTGGCCTGACACTGTGTATGTGGAGGCCGACCACAGCAGGTTTGACTCGCGAATTTCGTTTGAGCACCTGCTTGTTGAGTTCGGCTTTTACTTGGAGTTGAATGGGGACCCTGAGTTTGCCTCGCTGCTGTCACGGCAGCTCGCTGGCAGTGGATTTTCTGCTGGCGGGTTGAAGTACTACTGCAGAGGTAGGCGCAAGTCTGGTGTCGTGAATACTGGCTTGGGTAACTCAGTGGTGAACTATTTAATCCTCTCGTACGTCCTGGCTGGTGTGCCACACCGTCTCTATATTGATGGAGATGATAGTGTGATCACCGTGCCGCGTGGCTACTATGAGGAGATCAACTTCCAACGCTTTGCCGAGGCCGGCATGGACACCGAGTATAAGCCAGTGACGCTACAGCAGTTGCGGTTTTGCCAAGCCGCCGTGCTCCACCTCCCCGATGGGCCTTGCATGGTCCGTGAGCCCGAGCGAGCGCTATCGCGCGGCGCGTATAGCGCTGCTGCGAACGTGCCCAGTGATTACTATCGGATGATGGCTACGTGTGAGGCCCGCGTGAATAACGGGGTGCCCATGCTCGCGCCATACTTCCGAGCCAACATGGGGCCGTATAAGTGCATGCGCTTTGACTTAGTTGGGTACAATGCAGCGCGCGACTATTATTGTCGCCCCGAGGAGACACTAGCCATTACGGAAGCGGTCCGGTTTGAATTCGCGGAAGTTTTTGGGGTGTCGCCTGAGGAACAGCGCGCATTTGAGGCGAAGTGCGGGCAGTGGCTGCCGCCATGCGAGTGTCAACGGCGAGTCGCCACCTCCGCCCTAACGGTGGAGGACGCGCTCCAACATAGTCGTAGCTTGGAGTAGGAGCTACGACATGGCAGGCCGCAGAGGTCGCCAACGCGGTGCCACACGGCGCCGCGGTAATGCACTGGCAAGTGCCCAAAGGGTGTTGCACCGCACGTCCATCCCTTTCGACGTTGCCGACGCGACTGGAGCGTCGTGCACGAAGATTGTGTTGGACCCGAGCGCGTACACGAAGGATCGTGCGTCAGCGATGGCGTCAATCTTTCAAAAGTACGCGGTGCGGAGCGTGGCCGTGGATTTTACCCCCTCCGTAGGGTTCAATGAGTCTTCGGGGCAATGGGGAGTGGGCTACATGGCTGACGAGTCCAACCAAGGGCAGGGTTTACCCAGCACCACGGCGGACGTTGTCGCCATGGCCCGGCAAGGTTGTGGTACGCTGTCGCCTGTGCGCAGCAAACTCCACTGGGCAGTACCTAGGCGTAGCTTACGCAACATCACCGAGGGTTATACCCCCGGTGGTGCTGAGCAGCCGGGTGCTGTTTTTGTGGGTGTGGCTGCTGCCGCGAGCGTCGCGCAGCCCGGGGTCTGGACGCTCGACATCTTGTACGAGTTCTGGGGCCCGCGCCCGCCGTTCGAGAAGGCCGTCCTGCCGACGGAGATTACCTCCGGTGGCGGCTACGGCATTACGTTCGGCGATGGCTCGGACTGGCCCTATGGGTATCACCCGCCTGACGCGTTATGGAGAAATCTGTGGCGCGCTCGGGACTCGTGCTCGCTGACGACGGTCACCAGCTTCTACGCGCACACGTCTGCTGGCGTATTTTTGTTGGAGGGCCCCGGTAAGATCGAGCAGCTGGAAGGGCTCGGCACCGTGGAGGTCATTAACGCGTTCATGGATACGCATTCGCTTCTTGGCGTGTCCCTTTTCGGGACCAATGCAATGAAGCAAATTCCGATCCCTGCTGTGCGTCAGGCCGTGTCGGTTCAACCCGAGTTTCGCGTTCGTGTCATCAACGAGGTGGATGACCCCGTCCCCACTCAGGAGACGGTTGACCCACTGCCCGTCGAAGTTACGAACGTGCCGCTGCCCGTCGCAGAGACGGTCGACCCCCTCCCGGTTGAGGTGACCAACGTGCCGCTTCCAGTGGCCGAGACGGTCGACCCCCTCCCGGTTGAGGTGACCAACGTGCCGCTTCCAGTGGCCGAGACGGTCGACCCCCTCCCGGTTGAGGTGACCAACGTTCCGCTCCCCGTCGCAGAGACCGTGGATCCCCTGCCCGTCGACGTGACCAACACGCCACTCCCGGTTGCGGAGGTGGTTGATCCGTTACCTGTAAAGGTCACGAACACCCCTCTCCCGGTTGCAGAGGCGCAGTTGCCCCTACCGGTGAACGAGACCAACCTGCCGTTGCCTGTTGATGACGGTGGTGGTGGGTTCTTCATGAACCTTGCCACCGGCGTCATCACAGCAGTGGTGAAACAGGCTGGTCGCACGTACACGCGCGACTCCAAGGAGACGCCTGCAGGGTACGTGCGCCTTAAGTGCTCATACCCGGTGGGTGGCGCGGTCGACGGACAGGTGTATGGGTCGGTGAATATCCCTGCCTACCCTACTGCTGAGGCTGGACTCACCCACTTTGGACGTCTGGATGCTGGCTACGACTATGCTAGCGAACTGTTTTGGAAGCGGTTTGCTAACATGACCGTTGGCCTCCCTAACGACCACTGGTACAAGGCTGTGTCCAGTGAGCCCCCGCCGTTTGGCGGTGCTGGCGGGATGTACATCTACATTACCGACACGCGCAAGCCTGCTGGCCTGTTCGCGGGCAACCACATCACCGCAAGGTGCCGTTGGACGTCCGCTGAGTGGTTCGAGGTGCACTGTTGGCATAATGTGGATTCCGACGCGTCCTGGTCCAAGGACGTGCACTGCTTCTTGCTCCACAAGCCGCTTTACGACTCGGAGCTTGACGACGTGTACGACACTTACCAGGATCACCGCGTCCGAACGCACCCCGTCTAGATGCGCGCGCGCGCGCGCTGCCGTCTGGCTCACGGTGCTGTGCTGTGCGCGAGCTCGCGCACGCACCCGCGCACGCAGGCTTAGCCTGCACCCTAGGCTGCTCGCTTCGGCTGAGCGCCACCACCCGCGGGGGCGGCAATACTCGCGGGTTAACCTTCTTTTCTGTTCTCACA